GAAGAAGAAGGTATCATTTCTGAAATCAAAGAAGCTGGAGCAGAAGAAGAAGCACCAGAAGAAGAAGTAGTTGAGGAAGAAGCTAAATCAGAAGAAGTAGAAGAAGAAGAATTATCAACTGAAACTGCATCTCCTAAAAAGATTGTAAAATCAATTACAGAAGAAATGTTCTTTTCTGAAATCGAAAAATTAAGAAACGAAATCAACGAATTGAAACTTGCAAAAGTAGAGGTTGAAGAAGTTGAAGAAGTATCTGTTGAATTATCTGCTGAACCAGAAGTTGAAGGAATTTCTCACAATCCAGAAAACTTAACAGAAAAGAAAGAGTTGAACCTTTACTCTCAAAAAGGTAAAAATAATACAATCAATAGAATTTTTAATACACTAAACAAATAAAAAAATGAGTTTATCAATTACAAGTACTTACGCTGGAGAATTTGCTGGGAAATATGTTTCTGCTGCACTTTTATCTGGTAACACTATCGCAAACGGATTAATCGAGGTTAAACCAAACGTAAAACACAAAGAGGTTTTAAAAAGAGTTAGTTTATCTGGTGCTATCGCAAACGCAAGTTGTGATTTTACTGATGCTGGAGCAGTTGTTTTAACTGAAAGAATCATCGAACCAAAGGAATTACAAGTAAATTTAGAGTTGTGTAAAACTCCTTTCCAATCAGATTGGGAAGCTATCTCAATGGGATATTCTGCACACGATAATTTACCAGCTAACTTTTCTGATTACTTTATCGGATTAATGGCTGCTGAAATTGCTGCACAAACTGAAACTGACATCTGGAGTGGAACTGCTGGAGCTGGAACATTTGATGGTTTCTCTACATTATTAACTGCTGCTACTTTACCAGCTGGTCAAGACATTACTGGAACAACTGTAAATGCTGGGAATGTAATCGAAGAATTAGGAAAAGTTGCTGATGCAGTACCATCTTCTTTGTACGGAAACGAAGATTTATTTATCTATGTTTCTCAAAACGTATTTAGAGCATACAAAAGAGCATTAGGAGGTTTCCAATCAAATGGAGTTGGAGCAAATGGAGTAAATGGTTTAGGAAACAATCAAGATATTGATATTCAGTATTTCGATGGAATCAAAGTTGTTGCTGCAAATGGATTAGCTGATGATACAATGGTATCTACTTTGAAATCTAACTTATTCTTTGGAACTGGACTTTTATCAGACCACAACGAAATCAAAGTTTTAGATATGGCTGATTTAGACGGATCTAAAAACGTAAGATTTATTGCACGTTATACTGCTGGAGTTCAGATTGCAGTATTGGAAGATGTAGTTTTCTACTCTTAATAATAAATAAATAATAATAATAAAGGGTAGGTAGTTAATCTGCTTACCCTTTTTTTTAATAACTAAAAAAACATATATCAAATGGCTTGTTTATCATTATCATCTGGAAGAAATTTAGGATGTAAAAATAATGTTGGAGGTTTGAAAGCAGTTTACTTTGCTGATTATGGTTCTTTTACACCTACTACTTTTGTAGATGGAGAATTAACTGTAATAAGTGGAGATCCAGATTTATTTCAATACGATTTAAAAGGAAACTCGTCTTTAGAAACTACAATAAATAGTTCAAGAGAGAACGGAACAACGTTCTACACACAAACGTTAAACTTAACTTTACCAGTATTGGATAAAGCAACACAAGAAGAAATCAAAATTTTAGCTTCTGAAAGACCAATTGTCTTTGTTGAAGATTACAATGGTAAATTCTATGTTGTTGGTTTATATAATGGAGCAGAAGTTACTGGAGGTACAATTGTAACTGGTGCTGCAATGGGAGATTTAAGTGGATTTACTTTAACTTTTGAAGGTATGGAAACTGCTCCTCCTTTCTTTGTTGCTGAATCAATAATTACTGCACAAGTTTCAACTACGAAAATAAATCCAAACGCATAATTAACTTATTTTAATTTTATAAAAGGGCAATCTTAATCGGTTGCCTTTTTTTTTGGTTTAAATAAATAAAAATACATTCTTTTAGTATTATATATATATGAAACATTTATTACCAACTTCAAGTACACAAGCAATAAAGATTATACCAAGAGTATATTCTACATCTGTTTCAATGGATTTGAGAGATGATAGTACAAATACATCTGTTTCAATAACACCAACTGCAACAAAGGTTGGCAATTATATAGAATTATCAAGTGTTTTTGATTTAAAAGAAGGTAGGTTTTACGATTTAAAAGTAATTCAGACAAGTACTCAAAAAATCATTTACAGAGATAAAATATTTTGTACAGTACAATCAACAAACCAATCTAACAATGAACATTATACTGTAAATAAAGATCAGTATAAATCAAAGAGCGGTAATAACGATTTTATAATATTATGAGTAAACATATAAACAAGTATCGAAAACCAAACACAACTAAAGGGAATTCTAAAATTAGTTTTGTTAATTTATCTACATACACATCTCCAGAAATTGTTGAATCAAAAAGCAAAGAATGGGTTGAGTTTGGTGCTGATAACAATTACTTTCAGTTTTTAATCGACAGATATAATGGTTCTGCAACAAATAATGCTGCTATAAACGGTATCTCTCAAATGATATACGGAAAAGGGTTAGATGCAACAGATAGTTCAAAAAAACCAGAAGCGTATGCAAGAATGATTTCTTTATTTAAAAAAGATGTTGTTAGAAGATTATCATACGATTTAAAGTTAGCTGGTCAATGTGCTATTCAAGTAATTTACTCAAAAGATAAAAGAACAATTCAAAAGGTTGAGCATTTACCAATTGAAACATTAAGAGCAGAAAAATGTTCAGAAGATGACAAACAAGTACAAGCATATTACTATCATCCAGATTGGGCAAATATTAAACCAAGCGAGAAACCTTTAAGAATACCAGCATTTGGTGTTTCTAAATCTCCACAACCAATTGAGATATTATATGTAAAACCTTATAAAGCTGGAATGTATTATTATAGTACTCCAGATTATCAAGGTGGTTTACAATACGCAGAGTTAGAAGAAGAAATATCTAACTACCATCTAAACAATATAATGAATGGACTTGCTCCATCTATGTTGATTAATTTCAATAATGGAGTACCAAACGAAGAAGCACAATCTTTAATAGAGAGTAAAATACAGAGAAAGTTCTCTGGAAGTTCAAACGCTGGTAAATTCATTCTTGCTTTTAACGATAATAAAGAAGCACAAGCAGACATAACACCAGTTCAATTATCAGATGCACATAATCAATATCAGTTCTTGTCAGATGAATCACAAAAGAAAGTGATGGTATCTCATAGAATTATATCTCCTATGCTTTTAGGTATTAAGGATAGTACTGGATTAGGGAATAATGCTGAAGAATTAGAAACTGCATCTATATTAATGCACAATACTGTTATAGTGCCTTTTCAAGAACTTTTAACAGATGCCTTTGATAAGATACTCGCATACAATAATATTTCTTTAAACCTATATTTTAAGACTTTACAACCTCTACAATTTGTTGATTTAGACAATGTGAAAGACGAAGAAACAAGAGAGGAAGAAACTGGTGTTAAAATGAGTAAGGTTTTAGATTCTTTAGAAGAATTTGGAGAGGATGAAGATTTAGAAAATTGGGAATTAATTGACGAAAGAAAAGTTGATTATGATTTAGAAGATGAATTGAATGAAGAATTAAATAAATTAAACAATCCTAAATTATCTGTACTTTCTAAAATGTATAATTTTGTTACTACTGGAACTGCAAGACCAAATGCTAAAAGCGAACAAGATGGAGAAAATGAAGAAGGATTACAGTTTAAAGTAAGATACCAATATGCACCTTTAAGGGTTAGTGATGATAGTAGAGATTTTTGCAAGAAAATGGTAAAAGCTAAAAAGATATATCGTAAAGAAGATATTGATATGATGAGCCAAAAAGCAGTTAATGCTGGTTGGGGATTAAATGGTGCTGATACTTATGATATTTGGCTTTATAAAGGTGGTGGTGATTGTCATCATTTTTGGATGCGTAAAACATACAAGGCAAAGAAGAAGAATCTAAAGCCAGATGTGGGTAATCCAAATGCAGAGGTAAGTGTAAACAAGGCAAAGAAAGAAGGTTTTAAACCAGAGGTTAATGCAAAAGAAGTTGCAATGCGACCAACGGATATGCCAAATAATGGATTTGTAAATAAAAAAAGATAGATGGCAACAGCATTATTCATAAGCAGAACGGATTTAGTAAAAAACAGTATTCTTGATGGAAATACTGATACAGATTTGTTTATACAATATATTAAGATCTCACAAGAGATACATATACAAAACTATTTAGGTACTAAATTATACGAGAGGATAAGTAACGATATTATAAACGATACTTTAACTGGCGATTATTTAACTTTGGTTAATGATTATATACAACCGATGTTGATACATTATGCAATGGTTGATTTTTTACCATTTGCTGCATATAGAGTTAAATCTGGAGGTATTTTTAAACATACATCTGAAAATGCTGAAACAGTAAACAAAGATGAGGTTGATTTTTTAGTACAGAAAGAAAGAGATTTTGCTGAATATTACACAAGAAGGTTTGTTGATTATATTTGCTTTGATAGTTCAAAGTTTCCAGAATACACGAATAATACTGAATCTGATGTTTATCCAGATAAAGACGTAAATGGATCTAATTGGGTACTATAATGAGAGCAACATACAAACCAAAACAAGCAAACGTTGTTAAATTGAAAAAGTATTTAACTAAAAAAGAAAAGAAATAATGGCAAACGAAATATACGATAGTACTTGGTGGGGTAACACAATACAAACTGCATCTTCAATAGG